ACCAGATGGTACGGGCTTCCGGGGCATCAGGGAAATCGCCCTGCCAGTACGCTTCCCAAAGTTCGTTTACCTCGTTGTGGTCGTTTTCAATGCCGCGTTCGCGGATGATGTCGTTCAGGAACTCTGCAATTTCTTCCCAGTTGGCGGGGATGTCTGCGCCAAAGCTGTCAGCGGTAATCCAGTTTTCCATGATTTTGCCCTCCCTTTCTGATTTCGTCCTTATTATACGCCTTTAACGGCGTATTGTCAAGCCTTTTTCTATAAAAAATTGTTTATGCAAAACCCGCCCCAAGAGGGGCGGGCGTGCAAAGGACATTATCCCTTGCAAATCAATACCGGCGATCCCACATAGGGTCAATGTACTCCATGGGGTAGCGGCCAGAGTAACCGGGTTCCATATCCCGGCTGATGTAACGCCCGGTGCGCATATCGCGGCCCCGCGCGTAAGACATCCGGCCCGTGTAGCTGCGGCCCTTGCTGTAACCTTCTTCTTCGTCCCAATCTTCCGCGTCCTTCATGGCGTGGTAGGTGGCGGCGGATTTCAGGGCATGGTACAAGGTATCGGCGCGTTCGGCGTCCTGCTGGGTCATTTCCATGTCGGCGGTATATTTTTTGTCCAGCTTTTCCAGTTCTTTGCACATGGCTTTTTCCAGGTGCTCGTAATGTTCAGCCATTGGTTTCTCCTTTCATCAGGCGCTGGGAACGGCGTTTGCCGCCGGGGCGGTGCCGTTGATGGTGGCCAGGTTGTAATTGGGGGTGCACGCCGGATCACCCAGCAGCCGGAAGGTCGCGCCGGTGGCGGAGGTGACAACATTTGTGGCGTATTTGGTGCGGGTGCGCACGCCGCAGGCCGTCACCTGGGCGCAGCAGCGCGTGGTCAATGGATATTGCACGGTTCCGGCACCCAGCTGGATGACAACGGGCGCGGTAATGGTGGTTTCTTCGGGGATGTTTTGGGCGATTACAATGCACACCTTTTCCCCGTTCCGGTAGGTGTTTTCCGGCAGGGTAATCACCAGGTTGCCGTCCGTAAAGGCCACGGCGGTTGAAATCGCCAGGCGCGGGCAGAGCCTGCATACATTTTTACATGCCATATTCGTACTCCTTATCAATGCGGGGCGGGTTTATGCCCGCCCCGCAGAATTGTCGGCGGATCAGAAGCCGTTGGAGCAGCCGCAGCCGCAACCGTTATTGTTGCAGGTGAAAATCGGGGTGCGCCCATAGACGGGGGTAGAGGGCACAGGGCAGTTGTTCAGGCGGTTGTACAAAGCATCCACCTCATTGGCAAAGCCCTGGGAAATAAAGGCATTCTGCGCCGTCTGGCTTTCCCGCAGGGCAGCCATGTTCAGCTGGTTCTGCAGGCCCACGTTCTCACGCTGCGCAGCGGCCAGCTGGTTACGAACCCCATCCAGTTCCAGAGCGCACAACTTGTCCAGGATGGCCTGTGTTCCGCGCGTCTGGGAGTCAATGATGTCCCTGGTGTTCTGCGCTGCGGCGGTGCGATCCGCGCAGTTTTCGGTGGCAACGGTATATTTCAGGTCGGCAATACCGGTGCCAACGGCGTTGAAGCCCTGGGCATTGGCCGTCTGTTCCGCAAAAGAGCGGTTCAGATTGGCGATTTCGTTGCCGTACAGCTGCTGGGCAATGGCGTTCTGCGCGCCGGTCACGGCAGCGGTAGTCCCGGCAAAGCCCTGGCACAGCGCGTTCTGCACGTTGCCAAAGCCGGTTGTCACGGCGTTCTGGATGCCGGTAACGCTGGTCTGCAGCTGCTGGTCGCGGAAGCCATCGGAAATATGCTCGGAGTTATTGAGCCAGGGGTACAGGTAATCCAGGCCGAAGCCGTTCATACCGCCCATCATCCAGGGCATCATGCCGCCGCCAAAGCCGCCCCACATGCCGTTGCCGCAGAGCAGAAACAGGAGGATCAGCCACCAGCCGTCCCCGCCAAAGTTGCCGAAGCCGCCGCCATTGCCGCCGTAGGCGGGCATGACGGGCATGTTGAACAGGCCGTTTCCATTTTCAGAGGTCATTTGTTTTGGTTCCTTTCGTGTGTTTTATTTGCATCCCAAACTGTGCACCGAATGGGTTGCAGGCTTGACAGGGCACGGAAACAGCCGTAAAATGGGTGAGCAAAGAAGCCCGGTTGCGGTTGTCCCCGTGATTTGGTTTCTGGCGGCGTTTGTGGCTTACCCACAGCGCCGCTTATCTTTTGTCGATCTTTTGATTTTCAAAGGTTTTTCAAAAGTTACCGCCGCGTCAGCATATTCAGCAGGGGTTGGATGCGCCGCATCATGGGGCCGCCAACCTGGCCGGAGCGGATCAGGTGCATAACGGACGCATGGGGGTTGCTGGCGATTTCATCCGGCACGTTAAACCCCGCCTGCTTCATCAGCTGCGCCGGGTGCTGCTGCAGTTCGTGCATGGCGTCCTGCATCGTCATTTGGGGCGCGTTTGGGGCAGTTGCCGGGGCCTGCTGGGCAGATGGTTCGCCGTGCATGGCGTCATACAGCGGATTTGGCATTGGTGCGCGCCCCCTTTGCTTCCGCCATGGCGGCCTTCAATTCTTCCTTCATGCGCTCCAAATCATCCTTGCGCACAAAATCGCTCATGTCCGGCATCCCCTCCGGCAGGGCCGCCTGGCTGGACATGGCCGGGGCCTTCTTCGGCGCTTCCTCCATCGTGTAGCGCACCTTTTGCAGCGGGTTGGGCATGCCCATCTGGTTGATGGATTTCAGATAAATAACGGTATCATTGGTGTCCCACAAGGGCATCGGCGCGTTTGCAGGCCATCCGGCGGGCAGCTGGAAAGCCTTGGCGCCTACCTCACCGTCCACCCATTCAATGCCAACGCGGGCCTGCTGGGGCTGCGCGTAACTGGCCTGCGGGTACTGGGGCTGGTTGGCCATGGAATACTGCTGCTGGTAACTGTTGGTTGGGTAAGCCTGATAATTGTTGTAAGAGGGGAAGGCAGGGTAATTGGGCATGGTATTTACCTCCGTTCGTTATTGGATGCGCCAGAAAAAAGATGCAAGTTGTGAGCCGGAATCCCAGGTGTCGTAATAATCGCCGTCCAAAATAGCAATGGCGTGCTGCCCGGTTCCTATGATGTAAGCGCCCTTGGGGAAAGCGGCGCAAAATGCCTTGACGGTCATACAGCGCGGGCAACGCCTGGGGAGGGCGAAGGGTTCAAAGCCCTGGTCGTACAGGTATTTCCCCCATACGGCGTCCGAGGATGGCATATCGAATTCCCCGCGGCCTGTCAGGCATATGGCGTCATACACATCCAGCCAGGATTGGTCGGTGGCGATGCCAACGGCACGCACCACGCAATCGCCCACGTTTTTCTTGGCCGGGTTGATGTTGCATTTGATCCACATATCAGCTTTCCGTTTTCCCCAGCAGTGCGTCCAGCACGCGTGGATCGTCAGGGCTTGCGGATAGCAGGTAAGCCGTCAGGCTGATCAGCGCATAGGCCGTTTCTTCGTCCGTGTGCAGGGCGGCAGCGGCAAAGGGCAGTATTTCATCCATTGCATTCGTCCTCCACGGCCTGCACGTATTCGGCCAGCGCCGCTTCGCCTTTTCGCCAAAGCTGCCTGCAAACGCTTACCGCGGTGCACCTGGGCATCCCGGCGCTGATCAGCCGGGCCACATACTCGCGCATCTGATCGCCTCCTTGTGCTTTTATTACACCAAAAAAAGGCCCCGCCGGGCAGTGCACCGGCAGGGCAGTTTCAGGGCATTTTCTGGCAATAAAAAAAGCCCAGGCGTTACGCCTGGGTGTTCTTTTGCATATCGGCCAATACAAGCCGTTTCAGGTAGTTGCTTACGCCCTCTGGCTGGCTGTCTATCCATTCCACCATTGCCATGTCATCAGGCTTGCCGGTGTTGAAATTCATGCGCCGGTACTTGATTTTTTCTTTGATGTACTCATTCACGTACGCTTTCTGGTCAAACGCCATTCCGCATCACCTCCGGGCCATCATATCACAACGCCCCCTTCGTATTCAAGAGGGTTATTCTTGGACGGGGCAAGTTCATACTGGCTCACTTCCGAATCCGACAGGGGTCGATCATACTCCGCGAAGCCCCACGCCCCAACACCGTCAAAGCGCTGTTTGTAGTCATAGCTGTACACCCGCACAAGACCGGGCCGGGGTACAGCCCCCGGCATTGGTGGACGAAACTGGCAATAGTAACGATACACTTTCATGGCGATCCCTCCTTAGTCGATGTTCAGCCATAAGTTGCCCCTTCATCTTCCAGCAGGTGCCGCAGCATCCGTTTGTAAGCGTTGTACGCCTGAACGCTGCGCAGGCTGTTCCAATCCGTTTCATCGTGCTTCACTTTTAACAGCATGTAGTATTCTTCCAAATCCATGTTACCCTCCTTGCCCGCGTACAAGGCACACGGGCGGGCGGTTTGTTATGCTGCTTTCTTCCATTCTGCCACCCGGCGGTCGTTGTCGTGCTTCATCTGCTCCATCAGTTTCAGCTTGGCCTTGATTGTCATTTGTCCATCCTCCCTTTCTGCCCTCGTAACCTCCGGGGCGGGAATTGTTCACTTGCGATCTTCTTCGCTGTACAAATCCTTCATGATCGAATGGAGAAAGCACTCAAGATCGGACAGCCCGGTCGTGCCCTTTCCGGCCTTGACAAGGTTCGCGATGTATTCAAAGCGAGCCACATCGAAGGTTTCTTCGTAACCAGTACCAACGTTGCGCTTGTCCTGCACCATTTTTCATCCGTCCTTTCTGCCCTCGTAACCTCCGGGGCGGGGTGTTGGTTAATACCCATCGTTTTCCCAATCAAAGTTGAATCTCTGTTTGAAATCCACGTTCAAATCGTCAAGAATTTTCTGATAGAATGCCTTGTCTTCACCGGATGCAAGTTCAAACTTAACTTTGATGCGCTTGTAGTTGTCTACCATTTCACGCCCGATTTTATCAGTAATGATTTCGTAGATGCCATACTGTTTCATGCTCTATCCTTTCTGCCGGGGTTTTGCCGCCCCGGCTCGGCCTTTCCTTGTTCGCCATAATAATAACACATTTAAGCTTAAATGTAAACCCCTTTTTTGAAGAATTATCAGAAAAATTTTCAATAAAAAAAGGCCGGGCATGAAGCCCGGTCATTGGTGGCGGAAAAACTGGCGGTAAAACTCCGCTTCGCGCTTGCGGACGATGCGCCTGATCTGATCCACA